TATAATCTCCTTTTTCGCTACCTAAAGAGCCAGAAAACTTTTTAAAATTCCGTAAAATATCATTAATGCGTAGATTATTATCTACATTTTCTTTTCTAAAAAATGATGATTGAGAAGTAATTTCCTGTTGAAACTTATCCAATTCAGGTAAACGCATCAAAATTCTTCTTGGAAGCTTGAGATTAGCAAATACAGCTCCATCTTTTGTCCCAAGTATGGAATTGAATTCTTCAAGTCTTATCTCAACTTTTCTTAAATCTTTCAAATTTGGAATTACCGATTCAACTGGATCCATACTAAATCCTGTAGCTTCTTCATAAATACGTTCAAATACTTCAATTGTGTTATATTGAGCATCCTTAACATTTTTGTATTTAGCACCTGTCTGCCAATTCTTAGATATTTCCATCACTTTATTATAAACTGCTTGTTTCTTTTCAGGAGAAAGCTTTTCTCCCTTTTTCTTTGCTTTCATTAATACATGAGAAGCACATGATAATACACTGGACATATTATACTCCTAAAAGGTTTGAAAATTTTAATCGCTGGGAGGGGCGACTTTCTATTTTCGGTTTCAAAACTTTATATATATATGAAATCATTTTCGTTATTTTTCATTTAGTTAGATCAAGGCATTTAAATAATTCTTTTACCCTACCAGTAGTTGATTCCTTAACTATACCACCTTGCCCTCTATTCCTACTGTTATATGCATCCATAACACCAAAGTTTCTTACTTCAACATCACCATATGTATTTGTTTCCCGATCATAAGTCTTCATCATAAACTGTTCATCTACACGTATCCCCGCTTCTTCCATAGCTTTAGATGCTTTATAAAGAGTAGCTGAATCAACCATTTTACTACCTGACATATAATCATACATTAATCCTGCTGCATGCCGCTGCTGTTTATCACCATCACGCATTATTTTATATATACCCTTGTTTAAATATTGAGCATCTGTCATATATCCATGAGGAAGTTCTGTTGGTTCTGTAAATCCTATCTTCTCTAATTTTCTCATATCAACTTCAATACCAGTCTTCTCCTGTACATAATAACTCCTTGAAAGAGAGATAAGATCCTTTAATAACCGATTAGCCATTGTTTTATCTATACCACCCTTACTTACTTCAACACTACCATTTGCTACTTGAGCAAGAGTATTCCACACACCCTGAGCTAATTTATTTTCAGTAAACTTTATAGATCCAACTACTGAAGTACGTGAGTGCTGTCCAAATCTTGTTGGTATAATAGGTGAAACATTAGGATCCCAGTTGGGTCTTAACATCCTTGCAATCATTGCAAACTGACGTGCAGGATCACCACTAAACTCAGGACTTGAAAGTAAATCAAGTATCTCTGAAGTACGTCTGGCCGCATATTCAGCAAGTACAGGCCCTGTGCGATCAGGAAGCTTAGCATACATTTCATTAATTCTTTGTCTTAAATTATTGTATTCTGAATTTATATATACTTGCTCCCCTTTTGATATATGAGTAATCCTACCATCTTCATGTACATATTTTACTTGACCTCCAAAAGCTCTAAAATCAGATCTTAAACCCATTTGAGCTTCACCATCTACAATCTCATATCTATGACCATTTTTAACAAGACGATCAGATGAATAAATATCTTTAATATTTCTTCTTCCAGGCAATATTACTTCTTTAGTTTCACCCTTTTTATTTACTACAACCAGAGGTCTATTTTCAAAATTAGTATAGTCACCCTGTTTTTTAGGCTCCTTTTGAGCTGGGTTATATACATATTCATTCTTTGGATTATTGGAATCATATGATAAATGTTCTTCAACAATAGACTTTAATTCTTCTGTTCTTATTTTTTGACCTTGAAGTTCTCTATACTCAGTTGTTTCCTTTATATCCCTACCTCTATTACCTCCAATGCCATCAAGATATTCTATTTTACTATTGATCCTTCTAAGATTGGCAGCCAACTCTTCAAACTTGACAATATCTCCTGTTTTCTGTGCGAGTTGATGCATAGCTTCTTTTGCAATTCTATTCATTTGAAATTCAGTTGTTAAATCTGATTTTATATTAGGAGGCAGAGACCATTCTGCTGGCATCCTACCATCCTTTAGATAATTTAATATATGATGAGTACCTGGCTTTGTTTCATCCAGTCCATGATGTTTGTTTGCAATTTCATGAAGACCTTTCATCGCAACATCAAATGGATTAGCTGAATTAGCAAAATAATTATTTGCAGCTTCATACATACCTGTATTATCATACAATACATCTTTACCTTTGTATTCAGTTTTAAAGTTTAATCCCTTTTTATTTGGTAGTATAGAAAACATAAGACCACGTCTGGCATTTTGATAATCCTGAAGAGTAGCTGATAAATCTCTATTTGTTTCATCTGTTGTAGTACCTTTATTATATTTCAGATACCTTCCAACAGGAGATATTAATCCATAATATATATCGTCCCTTGCTCTTTTCATTGGAGTAGAAGAGTCATTTATGTTCTGATCTACTATTCTTTCACCTGTCTTAGCATTATATAAATCAAATAAACCTTCATGTTTAACACCACTACGTTCAAATCCAAATATTAATTCCCTTATTAATGGCTCTGGATTTACTGTATATCCAAAAGGGTTTTCCTTATACATATCTAAAAATAATTTAACATTCTTTGAAACTTCATCAACTGTATTAAGATATCTTAACTTATTAGTATTCATTCTAATTTCTACAGGATTATAACCACCAAAAGGATTAGCCATCCTAATCATCATACCCCGATTGTCCCTTAATATATTCTGCATATAAGTTAAGGTTTGATGCATCTTTACAAATCTTCCACGTGCTAGATCAGTAGCATTTATCTCACCTTTATATTGATGAGGATCACCTTCCCATGTAAAAAGTTTAGGATTCTCTGCACTAAATTTATCAAAAATAGCTTCTATCCCTTTAATATCATCTACAGTTCTATATCCAGCAAGTCTTCCAGCTTCAGCCCACAATCTGCTTGGAGCAGCAAGGAATGAAGAAGATTTATCCATATCATAATCAGCATCTTGTGGATTGATAGCATCAGCATGATTCATCCTACTGCTATTACCAGCAAATTCACCATTATGTGTAATTACCTTCCCATCTATTTCATGTGCTTTCAACCTGCTAACTACAACATCACCAGCCTGGTTTCTTGGCTGTCTATTATTGAGTGAGCCAAGTGCCATATCATATTCTTTATAAGCTGGATCCTGACCGTGCCAGTAAAGCTGTGTCATAACTTCACTATAATTCATTCCCTTTTGAACATAATCATTAAGGAATTCATTTTCTCTTGCTACTACTTCATTAAATACTTTTCTATTTTCAACCTTAGCACGTTTATTATCTGTAGAATTATTACCTTTATAGCTTATAATTGAATCATCATATATATCTCTTAGACTACCTTCCTTATCAATAGCCTTACCTTCTATAATAACATACTTCTCCTTACCACGTCTAACAAGAAATGCGTCTGAAGATCTTAATTCATAATTGCCTTCACGATCAAAACTACCATGCTTAACAGTCTGTATAATAACACTTTGAACATCTTCTCTCTTTCCTACACCACCAATCTTAAACTCTTTTTCAGCAGCATGTTTTGATTGGACAAACTCACCATATAATTGAACTGATCTGCCACCATCAGCTTCTGTTCTTACAGTAGATGTTCTTAAACCTCCAGTATCTGCAGTCATAACATCTAAAGATCCTTCTGGTACACGACCTGCAGCTATCATACCATTATTCATAAAGTATGGAATAATCTTTTCTTCTATCTTCGTCTTTGCCCATGGGGATATTAAAAGACCATCATGTTTTAGAAAATGATCTATACCTGTATTAAGCCATGTCATATCTCCTGTATCAGAAGAATGAGCAAATAGATCACGAGCTAATCTTGTTGCATAATATGGATCTACATATTTTTCAAAAGCACTATATGTATTTTTAATCTTAGCATCTAATCCAATCCATTCCCTGATTCCTACATTATCATGCATATGTACACTGAGATTTGATCCTACTAATGGATCATGAGGCTGTCCTAAAGATTTTAAGTTGATAGATTCAAAAGGTATTTCATGTATATTTGTACTATGATGTATAATATTACCAATTTTACCCAACCATTGACTTACGGAACCAAAACCTTTAGGCATATCAACATGGCTCTCAATAGGTTTTATTGATGCATGTACATTGCGATTCCCAGCTGCAATAGTAGATTGCATTTGTTCCATATCGGTATTGTACCACGGATCTGATATTTTATTTCTATACTCATTGATCTTATTAGCTGAATTAAATGTAATACCATCTATTTTTAAATCAGTAAATAGTTGATCAAACTCAGGATTGTATTTGAATGCTGTCTTTGCATAGAATTCTTTAACTCTCCCATAACTTGTAAGATCACTCATGTCTGTTTTAACATCTGTATGAGATATAGTAGGCTTGATACCACCTATCATTATCTCTTGTATCTCACCACCAGGGCCAAACTTAACCATATCAGGACTGATACCTCCCATCATAGCAAGATTAGCTACATAAGCACGTTTAGATATAAATGTTTCACCATCAACTATAGATTTACTAAGAGCTTTATATTTAGTTACATTCTCGTTAAATGTAGCTTCATCAATTATTTCTCTTGATTTCAGATCGGTTAATTCTGCTATTTTATGATCAATAGATGAAAATATATTTAACTTACCATCTTGATGCACCATTTCATCAGCAACAGACAGCAGTTTCATCTTTGGAAACTTAGCATTCTTATCTTTAGGTAAAAATATTCTTGCCTGTTCTAAAACATTTGCAAAAAAACCAGACTTATCTTGACTAGCAGCTCCTTCTAAAAATGATCTAACTCTTGCAAGATTCTCTTCATGACCTACAAATCCACCCTTCATCTCACTAAGCTTTAGATACTTCCAGGATTTCTTTCTTTCTTCAGCAGATAACTCAGCAAACTTCCTTATAAGAGATGGTCTATCATTAATAATTCTTGTCAATACCACTGCATCATGTATTTCATTATCTGTAAGCTTACCCTCATTGATTCTATCAACAATTCTTGAAATTTCAGTAGGATAATCTACACTCTTGGTTATTGGATCGTATTCTAATGATGCTTGGATCTTTTCATATAAATGTCCACCAGACATTCTCTGACCATCTGCATTTTTACCCGATTTACGAAAGCCAGATAAAAGATCATTCTCAATACGACCATCCCTACCTATTCTTACAAGCATTAACGTGCTTTCATCAGCACTTATAACTTTAAATCTTTGCTTATTAAGGATAATAGCATCATTACCTTCCGCTGCTTTATGATCTTCAATCTTTTTTCTATCTCCAAGATATTCCCTAAGTCCATTATCCATCTCAACATGCAATCCATCACCTGATTCAATCTCCCTGATAATCTCTTGCATTTGTTTCTTATTTGGCTTTGAAACATATTTACCGCCTATATAAAAACCATTACTTAGCATAGATATTTCAGATGTGCCATTTAAGGCTGAAATTACACCCTGTACGCCATGTTTATCTGTGTAGCCTACCTTAGCTTCACCTAGAAATAATTGACCATTTCTATAGGAATATTGTTTTACAGGCATACTACTAAAATATGCTGTAGTTATAGAACTGATGTCGGATATAAGTGTTTGGTTATATTTATCCCATCCACCTTCAGGCTCTTTATTAATCTTACTACGGTTTCTTACAATTTCATTTGTTCTGATACTGAACATTAATGGATCTACAATCTCTTGCCAGAATTTATTTGGATCAGGAGATCCAGATTTAGCAATTACATTCTTTACATATTCCCTTGTCTTTGAAATATCACTTGCTTGCTGTGGTGTAAATATTCTTACACCATTATATTCCATCATAGGATCCACTTTATCTAAGACATTCAATATGGATTCAGCAGTCTTACCCATTGTAGTGTTCATTGACCTATAAGACAAAAACATATTTGTCATATCTGTAATATTTAAATCATATTTTTGAGCAAATTGCGAAGATGAAACACGAATCCCTGTATTTATTGTGTCTTTTTCTGGTATAGTATGTCTTCCCATTATTCTGGAAGCTTCTTCCTTTACAGTTAATTCAGTCCAACCGCTTCTTTCAGCTTCACTTATAGCTTCTCTGCTAAGTTTTAATAATTCCTGAGTATACTGACCATGCGTTCCTGTAACAGCAGATTGAGTTATTAAATCTAATAATTCCATAGATCTATCCATACGATCTGCATATGCATGAACAATAAATCCATCTCCTGATTCTATAGCACTCTTATATTGAGCAACAGCCTTTCTTATATCTCCTTCTGCTGCCATAAATAATCCAGTTAATTTCTTTTCCTTTATAGTATTGATACCTTCTCTAGATGCACTCAACGTCATTTCATCTGCAAAGACTTGATGCTGATCAAGAAGATCCTGTGCTTGATTCGTAAAATCTAAAATTCTTTCATAAGCAAACTCGCTTGCCCTTCCTCTTCCAGTAAGCATAGATGATCTTATTGCTTCATACCAGGCACCTTGTTGCTGTTCAACCATTTCTCTTACCTGGATTTTTCCAAGTCTTGACTCAGTTATAGCCCCAACTACACTATTATAATATTTCAAAACACTGTCACGTGTTTCAGGAGTAATCTGATCTCCTTTTGCTTCAAGCATAGCCTTTACTTGTTCCACTTTAGGAATTTGCATGCCAGTACTTCGCATAAATTCTTTATTTGTTACCAGCTGATGTATACCAGCATGCAGGTTATATCCACCAGAAAGACGACTTATACCCAGATTCTTAATAGCTTTACCAACCAAATATTCTTGCATTTTACTGTACAAAACATCATTAGTAACAGCATCACCAAGAGTCCTTGACCATTGTCCATGAATCTCAAGTAATCTTTCTGCTGATAAATTCCTTTGGGGGCCTGAAATACTTTGAGGGTTTACAAGATTTACAAGATTATGTACACGCCTCATATCTTTAATGGCACCTGCTAAATCAGCTGTCTGACTTATCTGCACATCATCCATTACAAGATTGTCTTTAGTAGTTATTTCGGGGAAACTGTTACCTGAAAGATTGTCTCTTAAGTCTTCATATAATTTATTCGCAGAATTTTCATCAAGACCATGATCACCTGAACCTTTTAATACTCTTTCTACATTCAGTTTCTGAGAGATATCAGATAATTTATTATGCTGAACATACCAAGAAGGATTTCTTAGAATAGAATCATCTAATGCTTTTGTTTCCCATGCATCACCATGTACATACTGCATCATCTTCTTAACAGCAGTATTTTTTACATCAATACTTTTTGAAATCATTTCATCTGAAGAAGCATCGTGAACAGCTTCGGCAAATCTTACAACACCTAATTTTTCTAATTGCTGAGTTGCTGTAACAAGACTTCTTAAAGCCTCTCCAGATTCAGGTCTGGATCCATCTCTTTTATTTGTATTTTTATCAACATAAGACCCAAAAAGATTTTCATTTATTCTTGGAACTACTATTACACCATCTATTTCCCCTACATTAGGAACACCAAGCTCTCTATATGATTCTACAACAAAATCTTTTATAATACTGATAGGAACATTACTTTCTCTAGATATTCTTGCAGCAAGCCAATCATTTAACTGTTGTTGTGGCTCTCTGGGACTTAATCTTTTACCATCAAATTCAATTGATGATAGTTTATTAATAAGATCACCAGCTGCTTCCTTTGTTAATCCTGCACTGATGTCCATAGTCTTTGCAGAATTTTCATCATGCCATCTAACTATTTTTAAAGCTGTACTTAGTTTATTTCTCCAATCAGCTTTTTCTCCTATCTCAGTAACATTCTCAGCTATATATTTAGCACCTGCTACTCTTAGTCCACCTATAGGTTCTTCACCTTGCGGAGTAACGTATTTCTCAGAAGTATGAGGATCTATTACCTCTCTTATCCGTTGTATTTCTTCAGCCCCTTCAAAGGACTTACTATATACTTTATTAAAATGATCAGCAGGAGTAGTATCACTCATACCACCATATTGAGATGCTATTTGTAATGCACTTTTATAATTCCTACCACCTATAAGATTTAATCCAGTAACTACTTTACTAAATTGCTCACCCTTCCTTGATGAGAAGTTTCTTATATTACCTGTTTCAAAAGCAGGGTAAGCTGCTCCTGGGAGATGAAATGAATGAGGTGTTTTTGTAAAGAACATAGCTGTCATGATATTCGATACCTTCTCATAATCAGTTGCACCAAATCCTTCCATAAAACCAGTAACACCATATTCATCAATAGCCTGTTTCAATCCAGTAAGATTCATAGCAACAGCACCAGTCATCATTCTAGGAAGACTATAAAACATATCTGCTCCTACTTCACTGGCAAATACACCTGGTGCTTCCTTTAAAAATACACGACGTGATTCTGTAAGGAACTCACGCATTTCTTTAACAGACTTTTCAGCTTCTTTCTTAGATAGTTTACCAGCACCTTTCCACCATCCATCAGCTTTACCAATCCATTTACCACCTAAATGAGAAGATATATTCCCACCACTCAAATGATGCATCAACTCTATATTAGTTTCAAGTTGTTCTGCAGTCATTTTCTTAACAGGTCTTAAACTATTAATAACACCACGTGTCATATCCTTGGTTTTTTTAATTGCACTTAATCGGCCACCACCCCTAATAAATTTAACAGGGCCAAGTATTGAAAAGATTGCAGCTTCATGAGCAGCAGTATCAAGAATATGGCCCAATGCAGATTCAGGTTTATTCCAATTATATGATTCATTAATTTTATATTCACCAAGACCTCTTACAGCACCTATAACAGTACCAAGCAATGCATCATACACACTTGCACCTGCTACAGATGCAGAAATTCTTTGTGCTCTGGAGAGATCTTGTATAGTACCGCCCCTTCTCATCAGGTTAAGAACACCATTATTAATAATATTCATACCTTCATTGGGACTTCTTCTCATTGCTATTTCAAGAGTTTCTCCAGCAAACTTATCAAGTAAAGCATCATCTATATTCCCCAATATAGGTCTTAATGCTTCTTCTTTTATAGATTGCTTAAAGCCTTGCTGGATCATAGCATCACCAAGCTTTTTATTTGCCTGGTAATGAACTCCAGATTTTGATACAATATTAAGAGCATTTGTAGCAATATCTTTAGATACTTCTTCAGTAAACTGCTCTGCTCCTTCTTTCTGCCCTGCTTTAAATACTATTTTACCAAATGATTCAGTTATTTCATCCTGTGCAAGTTTAGTTGCAGTAGTCATACCTCCTGAACCTAATTTTGAGACTCCTCTTATTCCCGCACTAAGTCCTTTCCCGAGCCAACCGAAACTAGCTAGCATACCAACTGCATTCCCTACAGTATATCCTATCTTGCCAGGAAGTGTTAGTTCCCGATCAGTAGCAGATGAAGAAAAATCTCCTGCATAACTTTCTTTGTCATCTCCAAAAGTAAATGCTTTAGCAGGTATACTTGTTACCCATTCTTCTATTCTATTAGGTCTTCCAGTTACCGCCTCATCAGCAATATCTGCTATCTCAGGAAGACCCCAGCTAAACCCAGTAGTAAAACCCCAAAGACTTTGACCCATAGCTTCAAATGCAGTAGCTCCAAATCCTTCTCTTGGCGGTTGTGCAAGATCAGTTGTAACAGGTGGGTTTTGTATCTCTTCTAGTAGAGCATCTACATTAAAACGATCGTAAGCAGACATATATATTATTCAGCAGAAGCTTGGTCAAAAAACCATTCGGGCTGATCTTGTGTAGTTATAGGTACATCCGCTGCTAAAGATTCAGCCTTAAAATCAGATATAGCATTTAAAGAATCAGAAACTTCTATAAATGGATTACGCCCCCATCCTTCTAAAGCAGCAATTTCTTCAGGTATGGGTAAAAAGTCCTTGGTATATTTTTCTGGTTCTTCATCAGACAATGGAGTATGTAAAACAAAATCTTCTTTACCTGCACTAATACTTCTACCAGTGGGATTCGATTCAATTCTAGATAAATAAATATTTCTTATATTCTTATATTCTTCAGTTTCAGGTATTGTTTTATACACATCACTTAACTGTTGAGTTAAATTTTCTCTAATTTTTAAATCAGTATTTAACTGCATTAGTTTTTCACCAAATCTAGAATCACCATAAGACCCAGGACTCAAAAGAACATCACTTTGCTTGCTTAGTTCTTTATGATATTGCTGAAGTACTCTTTCAAAATATTCTTTTCCTTCTGTTGGTGGTAATCTATGAGCTATAGCATCAGGATCTATTCTAAAACCTTTATCTTCACCACCTTCTGCTATTTCAGTACCTCTAATGCTCATTTTTTCCCTTATATTTCTTCCCAACCAACCTCCTGGTCTTGATGTGGTAATATCTGGATTTAAATATGCCATATTCTCAGGAGGGTCTTGAACTATCTCAGGAAAGTCTTGAACTTCCTGTAATTTTTGTAAAGCACTATCTGCTGCAGCTGTTAAAGTACTATCTGACATATTAAGAACAGAATCTTGAGAGACACCTATAAGATTTGCAGTTTCCCTTATCTTAAAAACATTATCTAATGAATCCATTTTAGCTTCAATAGACTTATCAAAAGTCTTTTCAGACATCATATCTATAAGCCAGTCACTCATTTACCATGCTCCTACTTCATTCATAATCTCAGCCCTACCCCACTTAGGAAGTAAATCGCCTATGAGATTCTCTACTGCTAATTTATATTCAGGACTATCAGGATATGTATCAGCCTTTAACCAACTGTCTTTCAATACACTATAATCAGTGGATCCTCTAAATGTAGGAGAATCTTTTGACTTTGATATTATAGTACGAAGAGAAGGGTCTTTTATCCCAACAAAACCTTCAGATTCTACTTTCATCTGAAGTTCTTCTACATCATTCGGATTTGAAATATCAATACCAGTTATTTGATTAAAGGTTTCAGCTAATTGTTTAGCTTTTACAGGATCTGTATTTCTAAGAGCATTATACTGACTGACTTTTTTCATTACTAGTTTATTAAGATCATCCCCAGTACCTGCTATATTACCTTTGCCCTTCAGCAGCTCTACAGCATCATAACCTTCAAAAAAAGTTCCTTCTATAAATTTTTTATAATTATCTGACTGTCTAACAAAAGATTTTTGCTGTTCAGCAGTCCATTTATTCATAAAACTTGTATCACCAGCAGAATATTGATCAAACATTTCTTGAGTATATCCTTGTTTGCTAAATGCTTCTTGTATTTTATCATAATTAACAGGATCAAGATATCTAGCTATTCTTTCTTTTTCTGAATCAATTTGTAATAATACTCTTTGATAAGTAGGATCATTTTCTTTTCCTTCTTCTGTAAATGTACCAGCAGTTGCTAATAATCCTTTATATGGGGCAAAACCTTTTGTGTTTGCTTGAACTTGAAAATATTTTCCTTTATAATAATCATTAAGAGATTTACCCTGACCTATTGAATCACGTGCTGCTATATACGATTTTTTATAATCTATATCTAATAATTGTTTATTCAGAGTAGTAATATCAACTGGAGTAGGATCTCTATATGCTTTTTCAAGCCAAGGTTGGCCTTCAATACCAGCTCTAGCAATATAATCCTCATATGAGAAATCACCTGGATCATATCTAGTAGCTTCAGTACCACCTGCATATCCACCTGCTCCACCCTTTATATCAGCTCGCATTATATCAATAGAAGAAAGTCTTTTTGAAAGTTCATTAGATGTTCTTCTCATTTGAATTATATCAGTATTTAAATCTTGTAATGCTTGACCATACTGTCCCAAAGTTCCATCAAACATAGTCTTACTTATCTCACCAGCACTAGATGTTTTTGCTATCGGATCCAACTTTAAAAGATCTCCAGTTTGAGCTTGGTAATCTGCTTGAGCTGCATCTACTTTAGCATATAAAGTATTATATTCTTTTTGTGATCTTGCCATTTGAGCATCAAGAACTCTTACAGCAATTTCTTTATCATCCCTTTCTATCTGTAATTGACGATCAATCTCAACATTAGCTTGTTTCTGCAAAAATTGAGAATGTGCAAGATCAAGACTCTTAGACTTGAGATATATATCAGCAGCTTCTCCCAGCACTAATGCTAATGTATCAAGTTCAGCCATTAGGAATATTGTTCCGAATAATCTTCAAACAAAGTATAAAATTCTTCAGGTACATCTTCTCCTGTTGCACTCATATAATCTGACATCATTTTAGCCATAGCACTTGATGTTTGTGTAGTAAATTTATATTCATCCATATCTGCTTGAGTTCTAGCAGCACCTTCTTGTCCTGTAATCAATTCTCTTTGTGATGCAATATCTTTACGTGCAAGGCCTATATTTTGCATTCCCATCTCACCTTGAGTTTCGATAGTTTCTAAAGCAGGACTAGTATCTGTAATAAGTCCAGTTTTCTTTTGTTGATCTCTTGCTCCAGCATACTGACCCATACTTGTCTGTACTCCAGTAGTTTGCGTATCAAGTCTTTGACCAGCTGTAGTAAGCATATCCTTTTTTATACCAAATTGTTCTAATTGTTCTGATAGCTGTTTCTGAATAAATCCTCCTTCTCCTACCATTTTATCAGTTCCTGCTTGTAAATTCTCAAAACCTGTTTCCATAAAACTTCCAAGACGCTTTTCAACATCTGCTTCTGTTAATTCTTCTTCACTGTATTCACCCCAACCCATTTGCAGTTGTACTCTATCCCACATACTTTCTGGAGCACCACCTCTATAAAATCGATCTGAAATATTACTCAAGTGTTTTTTCTGTTTTTTTTCTAGCCATTTTGAAAATCTAGAATACTTTCTATTCCCATCTTCGCTTACAGGAACTTCAGCAAAAGAATTATAACCATTTCTTTGCATTAATATATACTCACCTTCTTCAGGATGAATCTTCATTATAGCATCTTCAATATTATTATCGCCCATAATATGTATCTTACCATCTACACCATCTACAATCTTACCACCCTCACTAGGATGATCTCCAGTACCATAAAGACTATTAAACTTTCCATGTGGAGAACCTTTCTGAAAAGCTTTTAATACTGGTTTTCCTCTTTCTAAACTCATCCCATATTCCTCAATCCATAAAGAAATTTACCACCTTTCATTATAGCAGAAAGAGTTTGTCCATAAGGCCCAGCAAAAGCAGCTCCAGTTGCAATAGTATCATAAATCTTTTCTTCTTCGCTTTTGTCTGGATCAAAATTCTCTGCAATAGTCATAATATCACCAAGCCCAGGTGTAGCTTTAGTACCTGCAGCTCCAATAACATCACCTCCTGTTTCTACAGCACCAGCAGTTTCAGTAGCTGCTTTAGCAGCATCAAAAGCTTTAGACGCTTCACCATAAGATGTTCCTTTAGGCATGTATTGATTTACTTGCTCCTGTATTACACCTAATCCTTCAGTGCCTCTAGCAGCATTTCTGGCTTTTACTAATTCATCAAAACTACCATACTCTTGAGAGACAGATCCACCAAGTAATCCCTTCTTGCCTAATAAACTACTAATAGGCTTACCCGAAGGTGCTTGTATTTGCGGTTTTAAAAATTGCTCACCATAACTACGATCATATGATGTATGTGGTGTAATATGTTCTGGTACAATACCTTCTCTAGGATCTGTAATTTTACGTAGGCTTCCTGGTGCTCCTCCACCTGAAAATTGATAACCGCTTATATCGTCATATGCTTGCTCTTGTAAATCAATTTGTTGTTTTTCCAAATTTCCTACACGTTGAGTAGTCCTACCCACATTATATGGATCATCTATCTCTGGTATTTTACCTTTTATAGCTAAAGAATACTCATTAGCAGCAAACCCTTCTTGTATCTTTGCTATCTTTTCTTGTTCTAAATCATAATCATATCTTTTAGCACCTCCTTGAATAAGTCTATGCTCCCTTGCTCTTTTTTCAAGTTTCATCTGCTCTTTCACAGGATCAAATTTACCATGTCTAGTATTTGGATCACTAAGTTGTTCTAACTGCTTTTGTTCTGCATAATAGGGATTTCTGGTACCTGATGGTGCTACTGATTTCTCAATGGCTACATTAGGATCAAATTGTTGTCCTCCTCCTGGCCCACCAGGTCTAAATCCGTAGATTTCACCACGTTTTTTAGCTTCTGGTGTTAATTCTTCATATTCAACCCTTTCTCTACCTGATCTCCCATAACGTTTATGTGCCCAATCCTTAAATCTTCTTGGATCATATTGTTTTCTTTCAGGAGCAACATATTCTTTAGATTTAAATGTTTTCCCAGTTACAGTATCTTTATCAAGTTCAGCCATTAAAGTTTGTTTATCTGTAATATCACCAGCTCTCTTAGCTTCTAATATCTTAGCAGGTGTCATAAAACGATTTGCCCATATTGATTTTTTCTCTTCTTTCTCTTCTTTCTCTTCTTTTGCTTTTTCTCTTTGAGTTAAAGCCTGCTTTGCATAAAGCGTAAAAGGGATAGTCTCTTCTATTGGGTCGTAGTATTGCATTAGGAATGAATATTTGTGTGTAATTTACTCATTGTATTAATTAATTTTCAAGAGTTAAGTAAGGTTATTAAAGTGCACATACTAGATGCCCGCAGAAACCACTCCACATATCTGGATCAGCATGACCATAAGTATACTGAGATTGCGTACCTGCTGTAAAATGTTTTAAGGCTATTGAAATGTAATCTCCAGCATCTAATACTAAATCACTAACAATCCTATTGCTTAGATAATCATCTAATATAGCCCCCTGAACAGTATCTCTTTCAATTGCAACTATAGCTGTTGAATTGGGAGTGGCTGCTCTATCATTTTTCATTAGAGAAATCTGATGATAATCCCCAGCAGCCCAATCCCCATCGTCATCGCCACCTGAAGTCTCATTTGCATCCCATAATATTCTTGCATTAAAATGATATATTCCATTTACAGGAGCTGTAAAACTATAATTACTTGTGGAAAAATTATCTCCATTATCATATCTTTTTTCAGAAAATGCTACTGTTTCATATGCATTATGTTCAATTTGCTGACCATCATCAGTTGCTGATTGATAAACTCCAAATGCAGGATAACCAGCTATAACTGGAATAGTTGATTCAGTATCATCTAGATTCTTAAATTCAGATTTTACAACATCTAAACCACTCTTAATATACTGAACAGTTTTCTGTCTTCCAGTCGTATTATCAATTTCTGTTCTAAATTGTGGAATTCCTTCAACTAAATTTTCAAGAGTCCCTTCACCAGCTGATATACCAGATCTATTCTTATGAAGATTAATCCGATCCTGTCTTGTAATATTCCCCATATTATCTTATAGTTTTCATCCTGTAAACAATAGAAATATCATTAATCTCAAAATCAGCAGCAGCAGTACCATCAAATATTAATTGAAAGCTATATATATTCTTAATAGATGTTACAGGCTTTAACTCAGCAAGTACCCAATCGTCAGTCCCAACATTTAATAAAGGAGTTGTATCTGAATTTGTTTTATCTGAAGAACCATCACTTTCAGTTCTATAAAATGGTGACCCTGCATCTGTATCACCATTAGTTTGATATGCTATTGTAACAGCAGATCCATCTCCTTTATATGATATATAAGCTTTATAAACTTTCTTTCTTACAGCAGGATGACCAAAATCTATATCCTTTGTTTTAAAACTAATTGTATCTGTAGCATCGCTTGTGTCATCCCACTTAACTACAGTGCCTGACGTATGAGCATATATTAAATCACCATTCCAATCTGTAACAAAGTTTGTTTTTACAATATCAATAATTCTTGTACTACTATCATCTGCTCCCTGTACCCAGGATTGTGTTACCATATCATAAAGATACATTCTAGGATCAGCTGTACTACCAGTTGTTATATCATCAAAAACAATTATCTGCCTTTTCTTTGGCAAATATCCAACCATTGGAGTAAGTCTTGTACCGCTTGTAGTCTTATCCGATCTTAAAAATTTATCCCATTCCTCTTCCTTTATTATCTGTCTACCCTGTTTTTCAAGTAGATTAATTACATTCTTTCCATCATATAAATAACATCCTTCCACATTTACCCATGCAATACCAAAATCAGTCTTACAGGTAGAAGCAGGATGTGATATCCCTTTATTCATAAAAGTATCTTCCAGAAATTCAACATCCTGAGATATATTTATTAAATGCATTTTAGTCTTTTTAAACTGCAGGATACGATCTGCATATTCTTCAAGTTTAACTATCTGATCACCATCCTGAACACTAGCTTCAATCTTTCTTGCAAGAGGGAATGTATCAAACTTACCAGGCATTGACTTATACATTGCATCACCTTCAGTCCTTGTTACTCCATCTTTGCCTTCTCTTCTTACATTTCCAATATAAGTTTGTCTATTAGCAACAACTGCTGTTTTAAATCCTTCTCCTACAGCACCTATATCTATAGATTCATCTGCCTGATATCCATTAATTTTTTCATATGTCCAGGGGCTAGGATCTACTATGGCTCCTAAATCTACAGTCAAATACACACTTGAAGGAGCATCTCCCGATCCAGTTGCAGTTCTTAAAGTCCAAGCTGAATAGGACGTTGTTAAATCTTTTCTGACTCCATCCTTTAAACTAATATCTACAAGCAACACCCATGGAGTATCAGATCCATACTTTCTAATATAAACACGCCCACCAGTTATAAATGGATCATATGGAGATGTAGCAAATATTTTTACATCTAAAGCACTCCCAGTATTAAGAATATTATCATCATTGATACTACGATTTCCACCTGCAGATATATCAAATACATTTGATTCTTGACCTCCTTGATATATAAATGTAGTACCTATCTCATAAGTACCTCCAGTCCAGCTACCTGTATCACTAGAATTATCAAAATAAACATTAAATCCTTTACCTATAGGAGGGTATAATTCAATAGCTTCTCCAGTCCAATTACCAGCATTAGCTACAGTTACAAGATCATCATTATTACCTCCACCAGTATCTTGTACTTTTGTAATAACTCTTGCATTCTGTCCAGAAACAACAGCAATATATTCTTCACCATCAAAATTAGCCCAATGTTGAAATATATCAGTAGCACCACCACCATATTCAATATCAGTAGTAGTAGCACCACTTGAAGCTGTAGTATCCGTAAAAGCAACAGCTGGGCCAAATACACCACCAGTAGGTTTGGCAAGATTTAATGATTTTGAATACCATCCATCATAAGCATCAGGAGAACCTCCAGGTGCTATAGCATCACCATCTGAATCTGCTGCAAAGTGTGTTTGTTTTATATATCCATACCATTTATTTTGATTAGCTACACCAAAATTACTATCACTAACTCTTAATGCTCCATCTGCCTGATAAAATACAGTTTTCATTCCTGTAGTACTACCTAAATCAATATTACCATAACCCCTCATATCACTATTTTTACTATATATATCTATATTTGAAGCTGAATCAGCATCAGCTATTACTAAATAATCATCACCTGTCTCAGGGAATGCAGTTATTGTATATGCATCACTTGTATCCCAACTATCATCACTACCCCCACTTAAAGTTGCAGTTACTGTAGTTCCAGCATTATCAGTAATCGTACCAGAACTACCATCAGTTGTATTATTTATTGTTGCTCCAATTAAAGCATTTGCTGGAAATGTAGCCGCAGAATCAGTCATAATAGTGCCATGATCAGCTGCAGTATGAGTACCACTATAATCAGCAGACATAACATTTGCACCAGTTCTATCATGACTAAACTGAAATAAACCATAACCAGCCTCAATTGCAGCTGTAAAAGCTTGAACAGTCCCATGAGTAGCAGTACCACCCATAGTTCTGATCTTACCTACATTATCTACTATAATATCAGTAGCAGCAGCTAATTCTTTATCATCAATATCCCTTGGATCGGCATTTGTATTCAATCCGCCATCAAAGCGTTCTATCTTCCAAACTTGCTTAGGCATTATTTAGTCCATTGGTACATCAATATTGTATTAGTAATACTTGTATTATTCTTATTTATTAAGTATGGAATACGAACATTCACTATTTTTTTCTTGTTTTTTGCCATTTTTTCCTTTTAAAAGTTAAGTATTCTGACGCTACAATAGGATTAAAAATTGTAGTTATCAATCTATTATCATCATCATCATAACTTGGATCTATTATAGTTACAGGACAATTAAATATATTCTTATCATCTAATCCTAGTTTATCAGCATAATTATCCATTATTTTAAATGATGCTACTTGAAGAGCATGACTTATTAAACCAGATGCTGGATCCTTAATAACCTGATAACCAGATACATGAGTATGTCCACAAGTTAATACATGATCTTTCCACCCCATCTGAGCAGCTTTGGAAACTCCATGAGCAGTATTCCACATACTATTACCTTTCCAAGTATGCCTGGCATTTACTCTAATTTCCTTGCCATTAGGGAATAGTAGGTTCATTCTAGCCCCCCAACGCTCATATAAGCCCTTGTGATCCCGCATAATGAATTCTAAGGGGTCACCATCACCTGACCATACATCGTGGTTTCCTGCTACCAAATAGAGCCAATTAACCTTATTTACGAAGTATTCAGTTAATTTCCATGATTCTTTTGCTCCAACAGACTGTTGACCATATAAAACAGCCAACCTGCCAATCCAATTATTCTGAATGTCTCCAAGATTACCGCAATACATACCATCGGTTTCATTGAGAACATCCATGTAGCGAATAATTTGGGATAAATCAGTTCCATCATCATCAACATGGGGGTCTCCAAAATGTGCAATACCTATAGGGCCATCTATATTTATAGCAATATCTACTAATTTTCTAGATTCTTTTGATTTTAGCTTTTGAGTATACTGCTTCTTTCTAAAAGCAATAATATCTTCCACAGGCATAAACTCTGGATCACGATCTGCAACTGTGAATGATGATTCTTCAACAATAGTAGGGTTGGATGTTTTTTTATTACAGGCATTACAATGCCATACTTGCTTTTTAGAATCAGCATAATAAGAAAAACCATCTTTTCTCATTGCCCTTGCCCCACATGCAGGACATCCTATTATATTACCATCATCATCCTTCCTAAAGTCATCTACAACCTTATCATTAGGATTCATCTTAATCTCTAATTTCTACATGAACCAGATCATCAAATTTATTATCTTTAATTTCACCATCACTGTCCCAGTCTCCTCCCCAGCGAATCTTTACTCCAAGTTGCTGTCCAATACCACGTACCATACCCCCCATATAATGGAATCTTTCTCTATCATTCCAGTCAATAGGATATGGAGCTAGGTCTACAGCCTTACCCTCCATATGCCTTGAATATTTAACCTTGGTTGCCCCTTTTTCAAGGAGCTCTGCCTGGCGTTCCTTGGATCGAACACCTTCAATAATGGTAACATCCATTATCTTTACAAGCTCATTTAAAACATTGACTAACTTAGCGTTTACCCCTTTTAGTCTTTCCCGACTTCTTCTTCCGAATCTTGGCATTTGATTTTCCTTTTTTTGGAGGTCTCCCTCTTGTTGTTCCGTATGTTCCTATACCTGCTGCCACTACTTACCCTTAAACACACCTTCCATCAGATCGGTTACAATATCAACAACTCTTTCAAAGAAAACTTGTTCCTTTTCCTCACTAACAAAAGGGATGTCAATCTTTTCATTGATTTTAGTAGCGATTTCATTAGCAAACTCATCAGATGCTAAGAAACCCATTGCTTCATCTTGCATCTTATCAGCTTGTGCTTGTGCCATATCCATCAGCATTTTCTTTAAGTCCATTTTACGACTCCTTTATCTTTTTTATTTTCCAATACAAATATGTAATGTTCATTACAAACATTATACACAT